CCGGCCCAGCCCGGCTATCCCCCGCAGCAACCCGGCCCGGCCCAGCCCGGCTATCCCCCGCAGCAACCCGGCCCGGCCCAGCCCGGCTATCCCCCGCAGCAACCCGGCCCGGCCCAGCCCGGCTATCCCACGCAGCAACCCGGCCCGGCCCAGCCCGGCCCGGCCCAGCCCGGCTTCGCCTATCCGCCTTTCGGGCAGCAACCGGCCCAGCCCGGCTATCCCCCGCAGCAGCCGGCACAGCAGTATGGCCAGCCGTTTACCGGTGGCGGTGGGAGCATATTTGATGGCATGGGCAACGAGGACCCATCTCAGACCGGCAACTATATGCCTCTGGCCACAGCGACATACGTGGCGGAAATAGAGCGCGTGTTTTTCAACCAGGGCCGGCAAAGCAATTCCGTGATCGTCGATTTCAAAATCGTCTGGTCGGGCAACCCCTCTGTTGCCGTCGGTACCTCCTGGAATTGGTATCAATCCTGTGCCTGGGAAGGTTGGAGGGGGCGCCTGAAAGGCTTTATCGGCGCGGCTAATGGAGTGGATCCTTATGACAAGGATGCGCTCAAACAGGCCTTTCCCACTGAGCAAAGCGCGGTGGCTGCCGGTGAGCTCGCCATAAGCCCGGCCAACCCTCTGAGGGGTAAGCTGGTGCGCCTGGATACCGCACCCACGAGCACCAAAAAGGGAGGACAGGTCACCGCGCACAAGTGGCGCCCCTACAGGCCCGAGGAATTCTCCGGCGGTCAGTGACGTGCGATATTTAGGAGGTAAAAGCAAACTTGCGCGCAGGATCGTGTCGGCAATAAGCAAGGACACGATCCTGCGCGAGGTATGGGAGCCGTTCTGCGGAGGAGCTGCGGTTACAGCCGAATTCCAAAGACAAGGCTTCATTGGATTAGCTTCTGATATACATCCTGCGCTAATATCGATGTATAAAGCTCTGCAGCAGGGATGGGTGCCTCCTTTTAATATAACAGAAGAGCAATACCAAGCTGCGCGTTTGTTGCCAGATAGCAATCCAGCGAAGGCGTTTTTTGGATTTGGTTGTTCGTTTGGAGGTAAATGGTTTGGTGGATTTGCAAGAGGCGGCAAACGACATTTCGGTAATGAAGCATGCGGGAACATATTCAGGATGAAGTCTTTATGGGATAGCGATGCATGGCAATTTGCTGAGTTGTCATTTCTCAATGTCAGACCTTTTGATATAGAAGCGATTCTGTATTGCGATCCTCCATACAAAGGAACCCAAGAGTATTCCACAAAAACCTTCAATCATGATCTGTTCTGGAACCTGTGTAGGCAATGGTCTTTATTTGTCCCTGTTTATGTGTCGGAGTTTTATTGCCCAATAAGCGCTGTCGAGTTGTTGCATATTGAAAGAGGGGAGACAGTAGCTAGGAAGGACAAGGCCAAAAGAGTATACGACAGGTTGTTTAGGATATGCCCTTAGCGCAGGTCCCATATGTAGCCTGGGACACGGAGACCTTCCCGTTCCGCCCGGGCCGCATGGCGCCGCCGGTTGTCGTGTCGTCGTTTGCTGATGGCAACGGCAACTGGCTGGCTCCTGCGTGGGACATCAATCATTGGAATGAGATTGAATCAAATTTGCGGATGGCTGCCAGAGGGCATCTTTTGATACTTGGGCATGTCGTGGCCTATGACATGTCCTGTATCATGGCGGACAATCCCGATCTGATACCGCTGGTGTTCGATGCCTACGATGCCAATGGCATCATCGACACGGCATTGGATCAAAAGCTTATCGATATAGGTACCGGCGATATCAAGGTCCCAAATAGCAACGGCAAGCCGGTCCTGCGCGAGTACAAGCTGGCCGCCTTGGCCAAGCGTTTATTGGGAGAGGAGCTCGACAAAGACAAGGAGGTACGCGGAGGCTTCGGGGAGCTCTGGCAGGTGCCTTTGGGGCAATGGCCGGACAGGTCCAGAGAGTACGCGCTCAAGGACTCAGCCATCCTTAGACCGATCCATGATCTGCACGAAGACATCGACAGGCGACACGGTGGCAGGCTGCTCGTGGATCGACATCGACAGGTCAGTCATGACATTGCGTTGAGATGCGTGCATGCATGGGGCATGCGCACCGACGGAGCGGCTGTGAAGCTTTTGCGCGAAAGGGCTGAGCGGGAGCTGGAGCTGGTGCGCATCGTATTGGAGCATGAGGGTCTTGTCAGAGCGGACGGGAGCCGCAACGTCAAGGAGATACGCGACAGGATGCTTGCCGTGTGGCCTGGTTGCCCAAGGACGGATAGCGGTAGGTACCCTCAGGTCAACGAAGATACGTGCAATGACAGCGGGGACATCCTGCTTAGCCTGGTGGCCGATTATCAAAGGCTGCAAAGTACGCTGTCAAAGGATTGCAGGGCGCTGGAAAAAGGCGTCGACATGCCCATGCATCCCTATTTTGACTCGCTCAAGACGACCGGTAGGGTGAGCTCCAGAAAGGACAAGGACACGGGCATAGGGCACAATGCCCAGAACTGGGGACGCGAGGGGGGCGCGCGCGAATGCCATGCGCCGCGCGAAGGTCGTTTGTTTTGTGCATGTGACTTTTCCCAGCTCGAGCTACACACGCACGCTGAGGTGCAGTATCACATCTTTGGCAGAAGCACATTGGGTGATGCGCTGAATCGCGGCCAGGACGCGCATCTAATGATGGCAGCCAACGTATTGGGGATCTCTTATGAAGAGGCGAAACAACGCAAGGATGATCCTGATGTCGATGATGCCAGGCAGGTCAGCAAGCCGGTCAACTTCGGTTTGGCCGGAGGCATGGGCGCGCAGGGTCTCATGCGCTACGCCAAGGCCAACTACAAGGTAGAATTTGATCTGGCAAAAGCTAAGTGGCTGATCAAGGTCTACCATCGGACCTGGCCTGACATGCAGGGCTACTTCGATTGGATTCGCGCCATGGCCGGCGGCGGCCAGCTGGCTACCGTCACTCATATCTACAGTGGTAGGATGCGCGCTGGCATACCCTACACGACAAGGTCCAACACGTTTTTTCAAGCCTTGGCGTCGGACGCGGCACTGGCGGCGCTGTACATGCTGATTCGCGCATGCTATGCGGATTGCGAATCTATTCTATATAAACACCAATGCAGGGTGGTCAACTTTCCGCATGATGAGACTATTGCCGAGGTGCCGGCCGAACCGCAAGCCGCGCATGCATGCGCAATGGAAATACAGAATATAATGGAGACAACAGCCAATAGGTGGATACCTCATTGTCCGACGCAGGCCGAGCCTTGCCTGATGTGGCGGTGGTACAAAAAAGCAAAACCTGTGTACAGGGACGGCATGCTCGTCCCATGGAGGCCAAAATGAATCAGACAACAGAGATGAAGCAAAGGCAGCTTGAAGAAAAAAAGAGATCGGCATGGTCGCAGACTCATCATGGGGCGGCGGTCAATCTTTTGAATCCGGATCCCAAGACAATTGGGTTTTTGGACATCAGCAGGCACCTGTCCAGAATTGTGCGCTACGGGGGAGGAGGTGATCCGGCAATCACTGTGGCGGAGCATTGCGTGCTCGGGTCCAGGGCGGTAGATAGAAACATTGCGCTGGAGTTTCTTATGCACGACGCGCATGAGGCGTACACAAGCGACATACCCTATCCCATGATCGTGGCCGTGCAGTGCATATGCATGAAGTATGGCATGTATGCAGATCCGATAGCAATTATCAAAGACCGTGTGCAAAAAGCCATAGACAGGAAATGGTCTCTCAAAAACGACGGGCTGACGGGTACTGCCATCAAAGAAGCGGATGCGCGCATGTTGCAGACCGAGCGCCAACAGATTCTGGGACCTCCTCCACAACCGTGGTCTCTGCCCGACAGCGTGTTGCCATATGATTTGGTAATCGAGGGTTGGCCGCCGGAGCATGCTGAGCTCGAGTTTCGATCGACCTTTATCGAGCTGGCCGCGGAACGTGGCATCAGGTTGACGGGGGAGCTATCACAATGAAGCTACTTGCTGTGGATCCAGGGGTGCACGCGTGCGGGTGGGCGCTGCTCGAGCATGGTCTGGACAATGGTGTTCGCTTTTTCCGGCTTGTCAGATGCGGCTTGGTGCAGGACAGCAGGCTGCATACCGAGGAAATGGATCGTTTTGTAGGTGTGGGTGCACTGCTCAAGCGGATCGATTGCGACAAGTTTGTCGTAGAGGCACCGCAGATCTACCGGGCTGGTCAGCAAAAAGGTAGACAGTCTGACATCGCCAGCTTGCTAGTGCTGTGCGGCGTGCTCTGCGGCATACGCGGGTATGGCGAGCGCGTATTGCCACATGCTTGGAAGGGCGGCATACCCAAGCCGGACAAAGCGTCTGATATCGAAAGCTACATCGTGCACCGGCGCAACGTGGAGGTCTTCGGCAGGGGTTACCTGCCGAAGGAAATACCCCTCGGAAAGGCCCACAATGTAGCCGATGCGGTCGGGCTGGGCTTGTGGCGCGTGCGGCAATTGTTGACGGACATGCGGCTGTAGGGTAGGATTAGCCGATGCCTCCTCCCAATATCCCAGGCATGCTCGAGGTGGCCGAGCTACTGGCCGACGGGCCGCGAACGATCGAAGACATCGTGTCGGGCTGTGGCATCAGCCAGCGCACGGCCTACCGGCGTCTGGGCATGCTCCGCAGGTATGGCTATGATGTGGTAGCTAGGCCCGGCCCGAACGGCGTAACCGTCGAGATCTTGGACGTGCCTGCGAAGCTGCCGTCAGCCTGACGATAAAAGCACTTGCATCCGACAAAAATTGCCGTACAATACATGTATGAGCAAACCACACTGGATCAAGATCGAAGAGGGGTACGAGCTGACTAGCTGGAAAGTACCAGCCCTGCTGATCAAGCAAAAAGGTAGATGGTTCTTGCAGGTGGCAGACCGTCGCTATGATCTGGGCAGAAGAGGCTCCTTTAACCATGCCGAGCGCATCTTGTTGCAAGAGCATGGGTCGAAGGAGTCCTGATGCCGCGCTCATTTGATCTGAGGGTTCTCGATCGGCTGGTGGCTCTGCTGCAGTGTCCACACACCTTCGCGGCGCTGCAGGAATGGCTCGGTGTCGACAGGGCCACGGTGCACCGGTGGTTGCGCCGGGCGGACGCCGCCGGCAGACAGGCAGGCCAGGAGCTCGTGGTCCGAGATAGCCGGCACGGGCCCGGGGGCTCGAGGTATCAGCTAGTGCTCACGGAAGTACTTGATTCTATTGACGAAAAAAGTTGATCATTTCGTGTCGATTTGTCTTGATATCTGCGACAAAATCGCCGATACTAGGATCATGATGACGCAAGAAATGCAGCAAGCCTATCGACACGGCAAAGCCCATGCTGGCCAAGACATGATGGACATCGCTTACGGGCCAGACGGTGAGCGCTGGGGCCATTGGATGGACGACCCGGTGCTGCGGTTATTTTGGCATGCCGGCTACAATGATGAGCAGGAGCCCCGTTGGGTCGAGGCGGAGCGCTACGGGGATCTACCCGAGTCGGGTGTGTCACGCAACTACGCGGACGACAAAGCCGAGGCTGGTGTGTCGGTGGCGCGGTTGCTCGATGGGAGCGATGCCTACGATTGGATGCGAGGTTTTGGAGGGCAAGACCGTCCAGTGCGCAAAGTGGCTGGGTGGCTGCACTACGACAAAGGTAGCGATGGCGAACCGTTGTTGGTTGGTGCCATCCAACTTTAAAGAGATGATGACACAACTCAAGGAGCAAATCATGGAGACCTCAGATATCAAAGACACGATGCCCGAAGCCGACCTCATTGTCATAGCTACCAACTGGGATCACGTCGAGCTGCTGGATGACGGGTCGGTCAGACTCGGCAGCGTGAGACGGTTTCTGTCGGACGCTGACTTGGAGTACCTCGAGAACCTGCAGAATATCGACTAGCAGTAGAGCCTGCCGCGCCTTCCAGCCCGCGGGGCCGGAGGGCTAGGCAGCGTTACTGCTGAGAGGAGACGAAGACGATGAGAACCTACAGAGCGTGCTACTGGGTATCGGCCGATCGACAAGCCTCCGTAGTCCTAACGTGCGAGGAGCAATCGCACATGACGGATGAAGAGCTGCTCGAAATCGCGCGCCGCAACGCGCAAGAGGTCGGGATGGATGTTCCTCTTGCGCCCGGCGAGCTCAAGATCGGCGAGTGGACTGAGCGCTAGCCAGCTAATGCTCACGGAAGTACTCGATTCCATTGACGAAAAAAGTCGATCATCCCGTGTCGATTTCCTTGAAGTTTGCGACAAAGTCGCCGATACTAGGATCATGACGATGACACAGGAGACAGAGACGATGACAAAGAAGACGACGATCCATCCCGACTATTCTGATTATGATTTACGGATTATGGCGAGACACTTCTCGGCGGACGACTTGGGCGACCTCTATTGTGAAGCTCATCTGATGGGCGAGACCCCCATTATGGAGATGTGCGACAAAGCGTCTGAGGGCGACGAGGCCGCCAGACTCTACTGCTGCGGCGAGGCTAGGAGCCGCGCGGCAGCCCGAGTGGGCTGAGCAGTAGCCCGTCTGCCGCGCCCTCCAGCCCCGCGGGGCCGGAGGGCTAGGCAGCGCTACCGCCAGGAGAGACGCCAATGAGGACAATCACAGACGACCAAATCGATCAATTAAGGCTCGAAGCTGTCGATGCCCGCGACTGGTTGCGAGTAGCCGTGTGCTGCGTGGCATTAGGGCACAACAAGTACACGCCTGTCGTGGCTGAGCACTTACAAGAGCTGATCGCGCTCGGCATAGATGTCGGCAAAGCAGATGCGCGCGCGATGGCACGGGCCTTGTGCTCGAGCGTTATCTGTCCGGGTACGAAAGACTGCACATGCTGCGGCACGACCTACACGCTGGAAGGATGGCAGGATCTGCCGTACACCGGTCGGATGCCGGTGGAGATGCGCGAGCCCGGCGAACCAGCAGAGCTCGAGCTACGAAATTGCCCTTGCGGTACCACTATGTCGGTGGGCATCATGGATGACGGGGCCATCGTCATGGAGCCCGAGCTAGCATGAGGTACTGCGGCAGACCCGAGGGCGAAGGCCAAAAAGACGATGTGCTCGGCTTGCAAAAAATGCGCGCACAGATCGAGATCATGCGCACAGAGCTCGGCACCGGTGATACGTCGGTAGCCGAGGAAGCCTACCGCAGCACGCTCAGGTCGGCGGCCCGCGGAGCCAGGCTGCTGGATCGCTTGAAGAAAAACCGAACCAAAGGAGAGGAGCACGGCAATGAAGCTATTGAGAAGGGTTGAGAGGTCGATTGAAATACTTGTCGCATCGGACTGGGCTGATCGGCATCTGTTCAAGGTGCTGCTGGGACTGCTGCTGGGATTACTGGTGGGGTTGATATCGTTTTGCGGCTGCACCGGACCATGCAAGTCCCTACCATTTGCCAACCTGGGCGCGCACGGAGCGGCGTTTCACTATTCGTTTCGGGCCACGCACATCCTGACAGCCACGGGGGTGCTGGCCGATTTGCCGTACGAGGGTCTTGCCGGACCTTTGGACGCGCTGGTAGATCCGAGGTGTTTGTGATGCCGCGCAACGTACGCAGGTGCCGGGCTCATCTACAAGAAGGTGAGCGATGGGTATGCAAGGCATGCGGCTGGGTGCACTTCGGCCGGGGGCTCATTTGCAACAACTGCAAAAGCGACAACAGCAAACCCGCTGACAACGTAGCATACATTGTCAGCGGGTTTGGCGACATGGTCAAGCAATGGAGCAACTACAAGGATAGAGGCGTCAAAACTGGCGCGAACGCCCCGATGACTAACTCTGACGGGACACCTTGGGGGTAATCATGTATATTGAGGTAATGGGTGCGTTTGTGTACGGTGTGGTATTTACTATCGGGTCATTGATAGTACTGGGAAATGGGCTATTCTGCCTTTGGAAATTCGGTCCCTATAAGACCATGATTTGGGTAATAGGGATGGCCTTTATTGTCAGCCGGCTACTGCCCGGCTGCGGCAGCTGGACGGACTGGTCCAAAGAGCAGGAGGCTCGAATACCGATCTTGGGTGAGCCTGTGGACGAGGCTGCTGTGCGTGATGCAGTCACTACAGTACTGGGTGACAGCGATATGCATCCTTTTTCCATTTGGTTCTCGAATCGACCCATCATCAACCCCGTTACCCACAGACTCGTTGCCGGCACGTCTCTCATGTGCGCCCGCAACGAACAGATCCGGGTATATGTGCCATCGGGAACGCAGTGCGTGTTCCGCACATCTCTGGTGCATGAGCTCATGCACCGGTATGACCGCTATGTGCGTGGCAGGTCGTGTACGGCAGTAGCAACGGATCCCCATCCGCTTCGGCTATTCGGCCCCGATGGCATGACAGACAGGATCAACGAGATGCTTCGAAAGGAGCATTGCCCTGGAGTACCCGCCCAATGATACTCAAAATAAATAATGGCTTGTGCTGGCACATGCACGACATGCGAGCTATAGAGATACTAGTGGCTCACTTGCACCTTTCCCTGCTTAATGTCAAGCACACCATCGGCTTGTCCGAGCCATTGCAAAACATAATGGATCAAGCGGATGCTTTGATTGCTGACATAAAACACATCGAGGAGAACCCCGAATGAAACTGCTCAACATCAAAAAGAAGATCAAACCCGATACTTGCGCCGTCATGCGGTGCAAGTCACAAGCCGTTGCGACAACCGATGCAAGACAGGTCTATCCTGACAGGCAGCAGGATGCGGCAATGCTCCCGCTCTGCGCCTTTCACCTGAATGCTATGCAGGCAGCGCTCCACGGGCCCGCGCAAATGCCTGCTGTCCTTCAGCCGTCCGAGCAGACCGGGGCTTTGATAGCGTCCGCGCAAGGCTCACTTCAGACCGACGGGGATGTACAGGCCGACGAGGGAGTACAGGCCATGCTGGCCGTCCTTGCCGACAGAGCCGTGCGCGATAAGGTCGAGGGGGATCTCCGCAAGAAGGAGCAGACTTTGATCACGCTCCGGTCCTTGCCGATACGCGACCAGAGGGACATCGATTCGGCGGATAGTATCCTGCGGCATGTCAAAGCCAAGCTCAAGTGGTACAAGGATGAAAAAATCGAGGCTCGCCGTCCATTCAACAAACAGCTCGAGCGCGTGAGCAATTGGTTCAATCCGGCCATAGAATTCTACTCCGAAGCCGAACGCATTGTGAAGGCACGCATCCGGGACGGCCGAGCGGAGCTGGAGAAGGCGCGCGTAGTGGCGTTGCAATCCGTCCAGGGCGCGCACCAGGCAGGAGACATGCGCACGGTACAAGCCATGGTGCAGACAGCGTCTGCCGCCGAAACGCACTTACCCAAAGGCATGCACCAGATCGAGCATTACTCCTTTCAAATCAACGCGCCCGATCTCGTGCCGCGTGATTTCTGTAGTCCCGATCCAGCCAAGATACGAGCACATGCCCAAAGGTATGGTACCTCGCTGCCAATACCCGGCGTGACCATATGGCCGGACGACACCATGGTGCAGCGCAAGTGATTTTCAACGACAACCAGCGGCGGTGGTGGGGCTACCTGCAGTCGTCCGGCGTGTCCAAGGATGTGGCTCTGCGCTGGGCGCGCATCCAGATGGGTCCTGACAGAGCCTCCAAGATATGGAGGGGGCTACGACGCAAAGGCGTGCCATGCGGTTGCATGTCGGGACTCGTCTCGGTTGTGCGCTGGTACTTGCTCGATGCCGGGCGATGGCGGGAGGTGTACGAGCCTTCCAGAAAGGAGAGGACTGATGTCTGAGCACTTGCTTCTGTTCGCCACATGCACCGTGCTCGGCGCTTTTGTCGGCACGGTGCTGGGCCTCGGGCTGGCCCGGCGGTGGCGGATCCTTCGCTGGTATAGGGCCTCATGGGCAATCAGGCACCGGCGCAAGTTACGTTTCAACGAAGGCGGCGGCTATCGCGTATGGATAAAACCCGAGTGTATGGCAGTGAATATCGGATTGGTCATGTTCTCGTACGGGGAGGTAAATGTATATACGGATTTACGGCCGCGCCGTCTACAAGTTGTAGATAGCGAATTCGCAATCTTCAAAGAAGCCTACCTACTGCGCAGCGACGATGCCGATCGCGAGCCCGCCGGCGAACCCTAACACACCGACCACGATCGCGACCGTCAGAGCAAGATCTGACAGAAAACCCGCGCTCTCCTGCTCGGCGATCCTTTGCGCCCTGTCCCATGCCAGAGATTCGTTCACGGCTGCGTTGACAAAGTCAGGCAGGATCTTCCCTTGGATGCGCTCGAGCTGTCGCTGCATCAGACCCGGTAGACCCTCGCAGGCTTTGAGTCTCTCTGTCAGCGCGACATTGTAGGGATGTGGCAGCCAGATGCCTCTGCCCAGCTCGAGCCCGCCGGCGAAGCATTTGGCCTGTCCCGGTGTACGGCGCCAACCAGACAACCCCTCTGGCCATGCTGGCAGGGAGGGCGCCTCCCAAACATCATCCCTTGGGGCGAGATCTGGCACTGGCGTCGAGGCGATCAAGCATGCCGCCAAGGTCCACATCGTCAGCATCTTGCCGCTCCTGCGTCTTTGTGCGGTCCTGACGCGTCTCTAAGCTCGCCAGGTTCTGGGCATCCCGCCTGGTCTTTTCGGCTCTCCTGGAGGCGTCTGCGGCGGTCTTTTTGGCAGCATCCGCCGAGATCATGGGCTTGCGCCTCAGCCAAAGCGCCGTGCCCGCGGCGCCGAGTAGGAGCCCGAGCAGGCCCACTGCCCATTTGAGCACCTTGATCACTGAGCAGCCTTGCGCTGCTCGTGCTTGTCCCAGCCCGCCTTGCCCAGACCGAGCCCGAGAATCCACACCACCGGGCCCTGCACAAATCCTGTCCATTCGACAAACGTACACTTGGGCTCCTCACCGGGCCAGAACAGGCACACGACGGACACGATCAAGACAAGGGCTAAGAGGCCAAGCGTGGTCAGGTAGGTTCGGCTTTTCCATCCGTCATGAGGTAGCGGTTGCATGTCATGTCTCCTCGAGCATGCGCTGATGCTACCACAAGACAAGCGACCTTGTCACTCTCTGTCAGATGGTGGATCGTAACGAGCCCCGGTTGCCTCGACCACTGCGCGAAGCATCCCCTTGATCTCCGCTTGGCCTTTCTCGAGCGCGGTCACGCGTGCGTCGAGCCCATCAATCTCTTTTCGGGCCGACCACGGATCCGCCGCGTTGACTCTGTCACAGAGCGTAAACCCGGCAATCGATCCACCAAGTAGCGTCGTGAAGATTCCGATGCCAGCTCCCCACCACTTCAGGCCTTTGCGTTGTACTGCCACTTCTCTACTCCTAAGGGACGGTCACCTCGAATTGTCCGGGCGGATTGTACGAGACGGACATGTCCGTCTGATTCGTGGTGCCGTTGCACGTGGCTGAGAAGACCGTCCCGGCAATGCACGGGTCCATTAGCGTAGCGCATGTGCCCGCTGACAGCCCATAGGAGGAATCAAAAGAACCGCAACTGCGTGCTTCAACCCAATTCCACAGCGCTTGTGCTACTGCTCCGGAATTATCGAGAGATAAAGAGAAGGTCTTAGGTACATTAGCCGAAATCCCACCCAGCATAATACCGGCGATCAATGCAATAATTTTTCCTGTCATGTCAAATCCTCTGCGTCAAGGTGTCCAATAACAAACAGCTACGGTTGCTTCCCCTGCTGCAATTGTGCCCCAATCATTGTCGACCGTGACGGTAACAGTCACATCTTTCTCGTCGTCGTGAAATACCGTACCTGACGGGACGCCGAGATCCGCACCGCTTGCGTTGGACGTGTACACGTCCGGCGTGCCTGTGGTATATCTATCTGCGTCGGTGCCGTCCCCTATCTGGGCGGTCGCTGTTGTGTTAGCGCCACCGGTAAATCCCGTCAAACTGTGCAAAAGAGAACGTTGCACAACCGCACCGTCCGGGATGCCTTCATTGAGTATGAGAGTCCCAACTAACCCGCCGCCATCCGTGAAGTCATCGTAGGCGATGGTTTGGTTGATGCAACCGTAACCGCCCCCGTTACCGCCAAGGGCTAAGCGGTTCCATGTCCACCACGAATCCTGAGTGCTGTCCGTTGCTGGATTTTCGCTTGACTTCAATATAATCGTAGGGTCGTCTGGTACAGAATAACCATAATTATATTCGTAATACGTTTGACTTCCGACAAGTAAGTGATTCGAACTAGGATGTAGGAAGAATCCGCCTGGATATGGTGAATATTCTGTAGAAAGGACAAGCCACATTCCCTCAGGACCAACGTATAGTAACTTATTTCTGGCCATGGTTAAATGACCATAGAAACCTGCAGTGCTATAGAAAAGGGCATAATTACCGAAACTTGCCACATCGCTAAATTCCACAGGTCCGCTAAAATGAGAGCAATTCGCCCCGCACGCATAACTCGACGCTCCCGCCAGCCCGAATGTCATCTTGCCATCCGGGTTCGTGAACGACGAAGCACGCATCGCAATCACGTTATCCCCGCCGCTCTTATAAAACTCCAACGGGTTGCACGGCGATCCATCACAGTCCGCCTGAGTGAGCCGCAGGCCATCTGGTGAACCATCCGTATCGTGCTCGATACAAAAATCATCGTCGTCGCCCCAGCACACCGAAACGTCATCATCGTACTCGGAACCGTTGCCGCTGATAGCTGCGACGATAGTAGCGAGTGTAGTGGCATCCAACGACGTCACCGCACCGAGCTCTCCTGCCAGATCGCAACCAGACGCGTTGCAGACCCACACATCGGCGCCGCCACAAGTCAGCGTCACCTCGTCGGCGGCGCTCGGACACAAATAGGTATTCGGATCTCCGGCATCGTCAAATCTTAAGCAGTCGCCATCCAGGTCGTACTCACCTGAGCTCAGACCACTACCCCCCTCGATGCCCGGATTGAACCACCCTTCGGCACGGGCTTTTGAGGCCTCGACGAGCAGCAAAGCAGCGACCGCCAGAGAGGCTAGAAGCGCAGCCAGCACGCGATTAAAATCATTTCTGAACATCATTGCAACACCTCCCAATCGATTCCGTCGTATGATATTACAATTGAACCATCCGACAGCACAGCGCAATATACCGGCTGACCATCAGGCATATGGGCAACCCAAGCGATGCTTGTCATGGCCGCCCCCTCGTTCCAGTCACCACCACGGTCCCGGTACCGTCGTCTGGATCATCGGAAACGCAAATCACGTACCGGGCATTTGATCGGAGCTCCAATGTAGCCAAGCCATCCGGGCTGTTGGTACTGTCCCAACGCCACACGAGCGGTTTGCACTGGTGGTATGTACCGTCGTATTGGCATGCATCCACCCACGTGTAGCCCGATGCCTCGCTGGCGGAAGTCTTGCACTTGACAGTCATCTTTGTGGATGTGCCCCATGTGATGGTGTAGCGCAGGGTGAGCTGCGTCATTTGCCCGTGCGCCGCCATAGGGACGGCTTCGGTTTCCGGCGTGTCCGCAAGCGACACGCCATCCATATCCAGGTAGTCGGCCGAAAGCTCCTGCTGAGCCAGAGCCAGTGATGGTATCAAAACACAAATAGCAAAAATCAAAGTCCTCATTGCGTGCTCCTTTACAATAACTCTACAAACCCCTGCGAGGCTGCGCAAGTATGCTTACCCAAAGGCCAACCCCAGCAAAAGGTAGTCTGCACTAGTAGGACCCCCAACCACGATCCAGCGCGAGCCGTTAAAACCTATATCCGAGGGCCCGTCCATGCCCTTGCCTGCTGCACCCACTACCGGCACAGATGCAAGCTCCCAAGACTCACCATCCTCGGAAATGGCTAAAAAGACATCCCCGGCATTGATTGTAATCTCCGCAGCACAGATTACAAAACAACCCTCTGCATAATGAATCCCTGCCCAATCGTCGTAGTCACTTGCTAAAGTGATGCCTTCGGGATTTGTCTGTGTCGCCCAAGTACTACCATTTGTTGATTTTTGAATTTCTCCATTCTCGCCCACAGCCACAATGGTACCCAGCCCATCGGAACACACCCCATAAAAAATATCGGAATATGACCCATCGGCCGTGCCCTGGCTCCATGTAGTACCATCGCTGCTATATTGAATCTCCCCTCCAGATCCCACAGCAATGAAAAGACTTAGCGTGGCATCGAACCACACATCTTGAAAATCCCCGGAATACGATCCAGCCGCTGTGCGACGAGTCCATGTAGTAGGGGGAGAGGCAGCTGATACGATTTCGGCATTATCACCAACAGCCACCCAGACGCTATTGCCATATGCGACCCCTCGCAATGCAGTATCTACAGCCGCTCCTGTGACGGTGGAAAGATTCCAGGTACCAAAAGGATCATTGCTAGAGGTATAACGAGCCTCTGCTTTATGTCCATCTGTCAATTCACTGCGCCCTACGCTTACCCAAATAGAATCTGCAAAATGCATTGCAAAATGATCGTGATCGGTACCACTAAAATTTGCGATCCTCTTCCAACCCGCGCCGTCTCTACTAGCCCAAATGCCATCTACCCCGCTAGCGGCAAACACTTGCTCCGAAGGATCTCCTGCTACGCCCAAGAATGAATGATAGGTGTTGCCCCATTGCCAATTCTTCACCTGTCCTATTCGAATAGCCATTAGCCATTCATACACATTATTGAATAACCAGTTCATCTTTCGAGCGGGCGGCTTGTAAGCGGCCTGCCAGCCAGTGTCCTTCTCCCCGCTCGTCGGCTCCAGCGTCCGTCCGGCATCTGTCGCCCACCTGGGAAGGTCTGTCGGTTTAGTCATGCCCTATGTCTCCTTGACGTGAGCCCATGTGCCGCCTTGTAGCATTCCTGCGATGCCGTACAAATGATAGCTTGATGGGTTGGATTGCTCAGTCCATGTAGTACCATCATCCGATAGCAAAATAGTAGCGTCTGCACCATCATGACTACCTACAGCGATGACATTACCCAATCCTGATACATCTATACCAAATAGATTCGTAGTCGTCGGTGTGGTCTGCTCCGTCCATGTGATCCCATCAGGACTTGTGATGATATAGCTATCAACACCGTATGATCCGATAGCCAAAAAAAGCTCTAGCAAAGGACTCCATACGACCCCATACATGAACTTGTTTTGAGGGTTGGCGCGTTCCGTCCATACAATCCCATCAGGACTTGTCACTATGTAACTGTCTACACCGTCCTGCTGACCTACTGCCACAGCCAAACCAAGCTGCTCGCTCCAGCACACGCCTCTCAAATCAAATGCCTTTGGATTGGCCCGTTCTGTCCATGTAATCCCATCAGGGCTTGTAATGATGTAGCTATCAACACCGTCATCCGAACCTACTGCAATAAACAGAGACAAGGCAGGGCACCATGTGACACTGTACAAATCACAATCATCGGGATTGCTCCTCTCGGTCCACGTATCGCCATCATCATCTGAGGTGTAGATAGAGGCGTAAGGTCCCAGATCGCCGCCTACAGCTACCCATAAATCCAGATCTGGGCTGTATGTGATACCGTTAAGACTCGCATATGGAGACCCATCTGTTATTGTCAATTGTGACCAGGTGACCCCATAGTCGATAGATCTAACAGCATAGGGTTTGGCTACTATCACAGTACCTACCGCTATAAGTACATTCTCTCTATTAGATGCTACAGCGTTAAGTCTCTCATCCAAAGGATTGGATCTTTGTGTCCACGTAGTACCATCAGTGCTTGTCACAATATAAGCGCCTGATCCTGTGGCGGCTCCTACAGCGACCCATCCTTGATCAGCAAAACCTGCGGCAGTATCCGCCTCCTCTGTATCACCCGACGCGAATTGGAACGTGTCCGTGTCATCGACAACCGTGTACTCCAGATGCAAGGGCACAGCAGAGGGACGTGTCCGTGTCAGCTCGGACACGATAGCATCCGGATCCTCGGACAATGCATCGGCAATGCGCATCACGGCGCCGATAGGGTACTCCTCAATGGACAGACCATTGGTGGGCACCATCAGGCGCAGCACCTCAAGCAAGTCATCGGGCGTACCCTCGGATCTGTTGGCGCGTATGTGCGCGCGCAGCCTTGTCCTGTATTCGCTGTCGGACAGACTTCCTCTCAGCAAGTTGACGATGCGACCAATCATATCCAGCTGCTCGCCTACAGCGTTGTCCAGGCGCATCTCCGTGTCCAGGTCGTGAGCTACTTCCTCCAGCTCCTGCGCAGGACCTACAAGCGCGCGCAGGAAGGCTTCTAGCTTCTCCTCGTCCTTGAGCTGTTCGAGCAGAAGCCCTACAGCCAGGTCCCCGTGGTTGGTGATCTCCTCGAGCGCCATGCTCAGCTCGTCACGTCTATGTTTGCCGTGTCGAAATAGGCAAACTCGTCCACGTTTATGACGATGTTGGAAGAGGCCACAGGAGGATCGACCGTGTCTATAGTCCAAGCAGTGATGTCTATGACTCCAGCCACCTCGAATGCTGCAGCCTTGAGCAGCTCCGAATAAACATCCAGGCCGATACCTTGCCCGTCTTGAGCTGCAATAAAAGCCTCCCTTGCGGCGATGATTGCCGCCTTGATCTGATCATCGCCGTCGGTGGGGTACAGGTCTGCATCCGTGCTCACTGTTATAGCCACATGCACCGTGATCACCGTGGCTTCGTCGTAACTTACGGTTTGAGAATTGCCTTCAGCGTCCGTCGCAGTCCCGCTGGAAGATCCGTGCATGCCTACACCGGCGGGCTTCGCATCCCACAATGCCTGGGCTACGTCGTCCCCGTCAGGCATGGGCGATCCATAGACTATCGGCCACATGTGATGACCCAGGATACCGTTGCTGTCCGTGCGGCCTGTCGTGTTTTCGTACAGGGTACTGTGCTCCACCCCGTCGGCCTGAGCCAGGCGGGCCTTGACCGTGTCGAACGTTCCGGCCCCGACCGCCTCCAGCTCCACCAGGCGCTTGGTGCGCAGGGCCGTATCACCCTCCGTTTCGCTGCCGGTATCAGCATCCAATGTGTTGGTCACGGCGGAGATATTGGCCACAGGCGTCTCTATGACGGTCAATGTGCCCGCATTCGCCACAACCGCGCCGGCTTCCTCCGCCTCAAACAACACATCAACGTCACCCGCGCCGCCGGCCGTGATCGCTTCTGCATTCACAAAACGCGCGTCCGAGTTGCCGTCCACGCTGACAATGAAGTTGCCTACCGCTACACTGACAACGCCTGTGCATGTCACGGTCACAGTCACATCACTTTTGGTAGCAGCCTCCCTCAATGTACCTGTCAGAGCGCACACGGCATCCAGCGCGGCTGCCGCAGCGGCATCTGGATCCCTGGCGGAATATACAGCTTGCATGACCTCCCAGTGCTCGCCGTACTTGTCGGCCAGGATGCCCAGGATAATGCCCATCACCGAATCCGCTTCGGTGTTCATCTCGGCACCCAGCGCGTCCTTGACTGCCGTCTCTAGCTCGGCCAAGACCTCGGCTGTCGTCTTGGTGACAAACCCCGTGGACTCGACGCCGCTCATGGTAGGACAAACTCCTCAAAGACCACAGGCAAACCCTCATTGCCTATCGCCTCGAACGACACGAACGCCCGACGCGTCGACATCTCAGGCGTCACAGAAATATTGCGCACCCCTACTATCCCAGGGACACCCAACAAAGCCTGTCGAATCTTCGATACTGCGTATTCCGAAGGAAAGGGTTTGACCGCGAGAATGACCTGCAGCCAAGGCATACCCTGGCGCTGGTCCAGGTGCCACTCACCGAGCAGCATACGCAAGCGCATCTTACCTTGCTGCGCCATCGCATCGGCCCCTGTGACAAGCGACAGCTCGCCACCAGTGGTGTCCAAGTCGCCTGTGCTGTCGAGCTTGAGGTCCATGTCAGGTAGCCTTTACCTTCGTGGCTGCAACAGAGCCCGGAGTGTGCGGTGTCCAAGTTGCAAATCCGGTACTAACGCCGGAGCTAGCAGTCCCCACCGTCACTCCAATATGCGTATGTGCAGCAAGCGCTGTTTTCAAAGCGTCCAGATCTGCTTTTACTGCGTCCAATTCCCCTTTGACATCAGTCGCAAGCGCTACGAAATCCGCGGCATTTTCCTCGTACAGATCAATCTCATCAGCTTTGACATGCACCTGCGCACCGCCATCCTTGCCCAATACCATATTGGATGCATGCGCGTCCGCAAGCACATCGGTAAAAGGATAGCATCCGGGTATGGCCACGGCATCCGCAAGATGATGCGTGCGCGGATCCTGGGGCGTCGTATTACCCCCCTTGCTTTTCCACACGTTGAGCTCTCTGTCGCAGACCACGAGCAGGACTTGATCACCAGGCTGCAAGGGAAACGACACAAAAAAACCGCCACCTCGTGGGAAAACCACAGGCACCGATGGCAGCTCCGGCAAGGACAACGATTCTTCGTTGCCGTCCTGATCAATGATCAAGCTCTTGACCTGCGGCTGTACGTTGGCCTTCTGTTTCGCCTCATCATAGGACACCACAATCCCAGGCATGGCTACGTGCAGCTGCCCCCTGAAGCTGTCGAGAGCAGCTTGCAGCACCTCCGCCAAGCTGGGTGTGGATCCTTTGTCTGTCACAGCGGCACCATCTCCAGCACAGCATACCAGTCGGTACCATGCGTGTCACCGGTATAGCTGACCGTGGACACCATAAACCGACCGTCAATCGATGCCGATACCAGCCTGACCTTGCGCCTCGGTTTGAGCCCGGGCTGTATCAGGGATATAGCCCTCACCCTGCCCTCCTCGCCAGGCTCCGGCGAGCCTATGAGTCCCGAATCCGGTGAGAGTACCACAGCCTCCGTACCGTAGGGCTGGCCTTTTTTGGTCACCTCTAGGGCGCCGTCCTGCACGCGCCAGTCCAACCCCCCCGTCTTGCACAAGCTGTCCAGCACATCCTTCGCCTTGCCGAATATGGCATCGCCGTTGGCATACTCCTCCACCCGGCGCTGAAAATCAGACTGCGACAAGTCAGTCAAGTTGCCGACATCGACAAGGATCTGCTTGCCGACCTGTTTGATCATGTCGACAATTTTGGCACCTTCCTTGAATGAAAACGACACCTTTGCCGCACGCAATGGCTTGCCCCCATCCGCGGACTCTAGGCGGGTAATCCAGTCATTACCATCACCCGTCTGCACCACGCGTTCGATGTCGCCGTAGAAAACCACATCAGTCTGTCCGTCGACATAACCGGCCTCGATCTGCACAGTGAGGTCTTTTTCCTGTGAGAGTCTTGCTCGGCTATCCGGTGACAGATTATACACAGTGTATTGCAGCTTGTTCGGTGTGCTGTCGCTAGTGTGATCGGCTTTGAACTGCTGGCGCAAGTCCGTTACCTCGATGCCGCCCAGATTGGCTACGCATGTGCGGCGAAATAGGGTCACAGCTCATCCTCTTCGTAGTAGAGAGGGACAAAGATCTCCCCTATGTCTTGCCTGCCAGGCTCGGCGTCATCCGCGTTGGTGTTGCGAAACACGATCTCGCCAGGAGTTCTTGCGCTGTCGGCAACTCTTCTCAGCAGGGGCCAATCCGGCACCACGCGCAACCCAGACGCGATCGCGGTGCCATCCTCTTGCGCCACTGATAAGTACCAGGCCTCCTCGCGTTCGTTCCAGTCCATACCCAGACGATAACGCACGCCCTCCAGCTTGACCGTGACCGTATAATGAGGATCGACAGAATCTAACGGGAGCACCAGAGCCATGTCAACCTCCCAGTAGATTACCGAGCGATATGAGCAAGGTCTCGTTGGCCTCGGTAGATGTGCTCGTCTTTGTGGCCTTCTGCCCCTTTGCTTTTCTGCTGGCCCCTCTTGCCGTCTTAGGCGTAGGCGCATCCACGGTCAACGTACTGACTACCTTTATCTCCTTGAAGGTCAGATGCAGGTGCGCTGCCCTGCCCTTGGTATGGTCGTGACCTCTTTCGATACCGACAAGCTGCATGCTCTCGTAGTAATCGTCGACGGCGAAGATTAGCAAGTTGGCTTTGTTCGTCATCCATTGATGCAGCCTATCGTAAGAGTCGTAGACATACGTGGACGGCCGCGAGGCCCAGGCCAAAAGGCTCGTCGGAACCCCTGATATCACCCCGATCATATCCAGCTCTCGTGGCTGTGTGTTGACATGATCGGCAATGACGGATCCCTCTTCCACCGGGTGCTGCGTGACATCGGCCGTGCGCCGATTGGTGCTTTCAGATATCGCATCAAAAGACACGTAGTCGTAGTCCGGCGCGTTTGTCTGATCGACAAACAGGTAGCGCACATTTAGACCTTGCAGTACGTTGGTCATTGGGCTACCTGCGGCACAAAAACGCGCATAGCCTCGCGTCTCTCTGCGGCTGACACGCCCTCGGCCGCCTTGCGTCCGGCCATGTCAGCCACTTCGGCTGAGCTCGTGCCAGCCGGCGGGCTGATGGTTTGTTGGATGGTCACGTTGCTCTGCACCGACGGAGCCTTTGCAGAGACTGCCGCCTGTCTTGCTGTCTCGGAACCGCCTACGCCTACCTGGCTCCCCAGGCGGTTTAAAGCCTCCACCCCAGGTATGCTATTGATCCAGCCCAACACTCCCTCTGCTGCCTTTACATGCGCCTCCTCAAACTTACCCGCTAGCTCGTCCGCCTCCTCGGCGCCTGGGAGAGCTTTGGTCAAGTTCTGCAGCTTCTCCAATGAGAAAGGTCCTCTACCGTAGATAAGATCACCTACAGGACCTGCCAGCTTCTGAGATAGCTTATCTATCGAAGATAACACCCAATCAATAGCCTTGGCGAATAATTGGAAGTGTTTCACATACCAAGAATCCTTCGGGTCAAAAGGCGCCGCCACGAGCTGCTCGTATAGCTCTTTGAGCCATTCTACTACTTGTCCTGTTACAGATTGCTTACCCTCAAAGAACCCCAGTATGTCGTCGATGGCTAAAAACGCAGCAATGGCCAGCGCCGGCCACACCCCAAGCAACATCGACAGCAAACCCATGATACCGGCCACAAGCAGCAACTTGCGCTGGAATGGATCCAATACACCGAGCAAGCTCTTGAGCCCATACAGCATGAACTGCGCAAACTCACCAGCGCGCTGCAGGGCGCGACCAGCAATGGATAAGGCATCCGATATGTTGGAGGCCAGCCATTGCCTATTGACTACCAACCATTCTTTGACAGCCTTGGCCGTGGCTAACATACCCGGCAAGAGTCCTTTGACAATACTATTACGTACCCCATCGATGGCTTGCCACATGCGCCTAGATTCGTCTTTGTAGGAGACGGTCATCTTGATTAGATCTTCATCCATGACCGCGCCTAGAGCGCGCGCCTCCTCCCTCATGGATTGTAATCCCTGCTTGCCCCCTTTGAGCATGTTGACAAGCGCCACACCCTCGGAATCAAAGAGTTTGAAGGCTAATCTCAGACGCTTATTAGAGTCACTCACATTGCTCATAGCGCCGGCCACGTCCATGAACAAATCCTCGGTGCTGCGCAGACTACCGTCGCTGTTGCGCAGCTGTATGCCCAGCTCCCTCAACGCGTCCTTGGCCTCGCCTTTCCCCTCTGCCGCCTCAGCGGCCCGCCTGGCCATGCGCTGCAGACCCATGTTGAACGACCGCACAGCAACACCCGATAGGTTCGCCGCATGATGGAATTCTTGCAGCGCGCTAGTTGATACTCCGAGTTTGCTTGATGTCTTGTCTAAGGCATCTCCAGTATCGACTACCGCTCGTGTTATCTGGTGAAAGCCGTACACACCCGCGCCACCAAGAGCCATACGACCAAGCGTCAACATGCTATCACGCATTTTGTCGACAGCTCTGTTAGCCTTGGACCAAGAAGCTTTGTCCAACTTGAAGCCGAAAAGCGATATGACTTCTCTGAGGGGCTGGCCCGGCATCAGTCAGTGTCCTCCTGCGCCTGACGCTGATCAAGCAGCCAATGCGCCGTGTGCAGGTCCACCAGGCTCCAGTGGGTCTCTATCTCGCGCAAGGTGGCCATGCCTGCGTCCACTATGCGCCATTTGTGCCATTGCACGGCAGCGGGGATTTCGATCAGCCCTCTAGCTCCTGGCCGGACTGGCGCGTTTCCGAACCAGCGATAGCTTCGAAGGCCCCTGAAAAATCCCGATACTGCACCTGCAACGCGAACCACAGCCACTTGGCCAATAGACAAAGCTCCCCGCGGAAATGAGCCGCATAGCTCTGAGTAAGTGGTACGTTGTCGACATCAGACACCGCTACCAGCTTTTTCACGATGCCGTGAATGGTGTCCTTGTGCAACTTACCTACTAGTACCCTGAGGAGCAAAGCCACAGCCCTACCGGATTCCTCATCCTCGGCCCCCTCTTCTCTGAGGCCGGTGACAATATCCGACGCACTGCCCGCGGCAAGCAACTCGGCCACAGGTTCCCCGAGCATCCCGACAAGATCGACAAGCACATCTATTGCCGTGTCGACCGTGAGCATGCGCACGGTATAGGTGTGCTCGCCTATCCTTTTGCTTTCTGAGTCTCTCATGAGCTTGTCGCCTCGTTACCACCGCCGATAAGCCCGTCAAAATTCTCGATACGGAAAACCCATACACGAGTAGACACGGTCTTGTTGAATTCCACATCCGGGCGCTTTTCAATCCAGGCCGATGTCCCCGCCAACAAGGTGGTGCCATTCGTGTCGCGCACCATCAGAGGGTAGACACCGGCTCCTGTGAGCTTGTCGACTGCGGCTATGGCACTCAGCTCGGCATTCTTCGCAGACGATTGCGAGAACGTCACAGACACCAACGCATCATGCGCATTGTTCTTGCTACGCGTGCCACCGCCGTCAGCATGCCTGGAATACTCCCATAGATTCTCTTGCCATTCAATGCGAATGCCTCCCTCCTCCCCATAGCCGCCCATCTCCACAGGCCCGAATATGGCCTGTGTCTCCGCCAAGTTGTAAGTATAGACTGCCACCGGAGCACCTCCTTAGTACGAGAGCGACCCAGCAATGACCATGCTGTGCACAGCTCCTGCGTATTGCCCGAAGAATGACACGCCATTCAGCGCGCGTGCAATCTTGTCTGCATCAGACACGTCGCCAATCGCAGGCATGATAACACCTGTGGATCCGGCCACGAGTACATTGCGTGATTCGGCCAACTGCAAGGTACCCTGCATAGCTGTCTGGATAATACCTAGCCCGCCAGTCGTGTAGGGCACCTTACGCGTGCCGACGACTAGCGCAAAAAGATCCGACTGCATCGTGCTAATGAGCCACCCGTTACCGCGCACCGTGTCGATCCATTCACCACTGGCTGTTTTGCCTTCCCAGGTGATATTCACCCCGCCCATGGCCACGTAGTAGTTGCCGTACTTGCCATGCACATTGCTCTTTTCCGTGGTTGTCATAGACACAGCAGACACACCCGAGATTGTCTTGAGTGCCCAGCTCTGTCCACCGGGGTTGTACGGGAAAGACTCGGCCATCGCACCGGCACCCAGGTATTGGCTGGGATCATCCGAGTACCAAATGGCAGTCTGCACATGTGACAGCGCCTTTTCGGTGCTCATGATGTCTGTGCTGCCACTACCCAAACAATCGGTGTCCCCGGTGGTGGGGCAGAACAACTTCTTGTTGGTCTCAGCCCAGGCCGCTACGGCTGTGATTGCCGCCGCGTCGTGCGCCTCGATGGCTAGCCCGTAAAAGTCATTGTCCTCTAGAACAATCGCCGCAAGATCTGTAGCGTAGCCCGGGTCGGTGGTCTCGTCATCGCGCTCCCATTGACGCGTGCCCGCATCACAAGAGAGCTTGATCTGATGGTAGGTGCCTGCAGCATCCGCCGTCAAATCTATGTCCGTCGTGTTGTCTGTAGCGGTAACGGCTACACTGCCAGCGTTGATCGCCGTTTCCAGGCCAGTGCATATCTCGGCCACGGTTGCGGTGGCGTCCGCCTCGTACTCGAATTCGGTGCCGTCGATCTCCACCGTGTATGTAGCGTTGTTCACGGCCGTGGGCGTGCACTTGACGGACTGCGCGACAGGAGTCTCCTCCAGGCGCCCAATCTTGAGCGTGGGAGGGCGAGGGTTTTGACTGGCCACGGCCACGGCCATTAGGTAGGCAGAGTCCGTCGTCGCAAAACCATCCGTCACCATGTCGGTCAGGACCGTGGCCATGCTGTACTCTCTCACTCGTTCCGGCCAATTGGTGTGGTAGGCCAGCAGCATGATGGTGCCGAACCCTGCGCGCGTTACACTGGCACCTTGTACGGTAATGGTGACGTTTATCAATGAGTCCAATGACATGATCAGCCTCCCATAGGCTCGTCGTCGATGTCCAAATCCCCTGTCCCTGACTGTCCATCCATGTCAGATGACACGTAGATGGTGCCTATGCTCGTCGCATACTCTGCCGGATCAATCACAAAGGCAAGCCCACAGCGCATGTCAAAAATCGCGCGATCTATAAAGGAACCCTCCGCCAACGGAGGCAAGCTCCTCACAGGCATTGCGTCTCGCACGCTCAATCCCGCGGCATTCAATGCGCTGATGGTGTCTCTGAGACCAAGGGACGCGTGCGCAATAGATAAAAGAGCCACGGCATTACTATCGAAATCGATCTCGCTGTCCCCGTCATGCGACACGAATGCCTGGCACGATATCGTCATCTCGTAATCGGTGACAGCCTTCTCATAGACACCTGTACCAGGAGCATCCTCGGACATGCGCCGCAAATCGGTCCCTCCTACCTGCACAGGCCCTGCTGTCACCCCGAGCGTGGCATAGGGATAGCTCCCCCTCGGATGATCCTGATCCTCCCACCATACCGGCACATCTAGCTGTCCATACAGCCATGTGTACAAGGCGTTGCACGCCGTGGTCCAATCAAATGGAGCGAGGCCCGCCATCAGCGCTCTACCTTGGTGGCCCAGTAGCGGTAATGTGACCCATCACCTGCCCAATAAGCCTCGGCGTCCACCTCGAACAACACACCGTTGCGCGTAAACCTGTCCCCAATCGTGCCAGCCTCCGGGGATCCTATGCGCAAAGCAGAGAGGCTGTAGATCTTGACCTTCTCTTTCGTGCGCGATCCCTCCGGCAGGAGCATCCTCTCCCTGGGGGATAGCGGCTGCACAACCACGTTCACGGCAAACGTGGTCGTCGAACCTGGCACCACGCGCCCGTACGACGACGAAGGCGTGCCGGCCCTCGTAAACTCGACCTCTTGAGCCTCTGCGAGTACTGCCTCACTTAGCACCGCGCACCTCGTGCACAATCGCGTTGACCATCAGACCGAGATCCATCAGAGGAGTGTCGCCGCTTTTGCCGTGCTTGAAGCGCCTAGCTCTTGCTTCTTTTGTGGCTTCGGCCAACGGCGGAGCGATGTGCTTCTGTATGCGACTCTTCATGCCAGAGGTTATCAGCTCACCAAGTTGACCGAGCGCTCGCCTTTCCGTGATCTCGCCTCTCACTACTCGCTTGGCCAGGCGCAACTTCCACCTGAGCACGGCCGCTCTATTCTCGTCCACCCAGGCACGATTCCAACTGCGCGCCGGAATGCTACCATCCTCGCGCCCATACTCGTGCACACCGGCTAGCTTGACATTGGTGAGCGGTTCTTTTTCGCCTTCTTCCAATGGTCTCTCCTCACTACCCTCCTCACTTTCCTCCTCTAGTCTTTCCTCACTACCCTTCATCACCCCCACGGCCACCGTGTAGCCCCTGAAATTCTTGACAATCTTCTCGAGCGCTTTGTAGCCACGATCCTTGTCGATTATCTTGGCCGCCATCACACCCGCCTGTCCGGAAACACCGAGCCCCGCAGGGACAAATACATTTGACCCCACACAGTAGACGCGAGCATAGCGTCCTTGGCCGCTACAGAGCCCACGGCGAATGTCGTGGACGCATCGCCCACCTTACGCTGCTGGATTGGACCAGTACCTGACGATGCCCCCGTGCTCGCTTTCTTCGCCAATGTGACGTAATGCGCAGCAAGATACCTTGTAGCGCTGTCGGCTTTGTTGCCGTACGCCGTCACATTGATGCTGAGAAGGGCTTCCGCTATCCAAAACTCCACAGTAGCATCCGCCACCGAGGCTAGCTCGGTAGCCATGCTTTTGATATCGGAGGCGGACACAGCCATGACCGGCCCTTAGATTTCCTCGGATCCGCGACGCCCCTCGTTGAGAACATCGATCTGCTTGCTGATGGCTTTGGTTATCTTCGCGCGGCTCTCGGTCTCCAGCCACTCCTCCAGCTGCTTGACGTCGAGTGTACCCTTGACGAGATTGAGCGCGTCGATGGGCTTCATGCCAGCAATGCCCTTTTCGTCGTCCATCGCGCCATGCTCGATCAAGGTCTTGCCTAGGCGCGCTTGGACAAGCTTGGTGCCACGCGCGTGCTTCCATTGCACATCCGGTACCGCATTGACGCCGGGCTTGAGTCGCAAAAACCCAAGCTCCAATGGTATCGCGGGACCTAGAACACGCGCCTCTCGATTTTCCACCAGAATCACGTTGCCTCCTCAGATGTCGTCCATATACGAGACTGACAGTGGATAGTAGAAGATCACGCCCCCATGCCGCATGTGGCACGGGGTCTTGTACGCCAAGTTGTTCTGCTGGACGGCCAGCATCTCAAACTCTTGCGGGAGCTCGAGGGTGACCTTTTCCGGACTGCGCTTGTACGTCACCATGCGCGGCCCTGTGCCGGCATCGTCCGCGGTCTTGAGCCGATTCCAGGTACCGACCGTTTTGATCCACGGGTTGGTGGACAGGTGGAATTTGAGGATCGTGTTGCTCGGGTTGCTGTCGCTGTCCGACATCGGCTTGGTCGCAATGTGACCATACTCGAGGGTCGGTAGGATCTGCGTGTCCGGCTCCTCGACCTCATTGGTCAAGTCGATGATGTAGTTGGCTGCGTACGCCAAGTCGTACAAGATCTGTGCGGCGGTCTTGCCGTCGGCAATCCATCTCGTACCTCCCCCTGGATCATCGGCGCTAAGGAGCGTGACGTTGGCGTTGCTTAGGAACCCTCCAAGACCGGCGTCCACGTCGCCATCCGCGCCGATGCGCTCCGTGGTCACGGCCATACCGCGCACGGCCGCCATTTGCTCGCGATAGTCCAAGCGCTTGCCGGTTGCCTGTGATGCGCGAATATCCATCAGCGTATAGACAAAGGCGATGCCGAGCGACCGCACAGGGCTGCTGTATTCACGTGCCTTGATATTGGCAACCGGCAGATCATCGGCGTAGTTGCTGATGATCTTGGCCACGCCTACTTGATCAAATTGCCGGTAAGTGATCGTCTGGGCATGTGCCCCAGCTTCGTTGCTCACCGGCACGATGCTGCGAATCTTGAGGACCTCCCGCAGAACGTCATAAGTCCTCGCCTTAATGTGCTCGAGCTCGCGGGCGAAAAAGATCTGCTGATTGGCGTCCAGATTTGTCAAATGCCCCAGATGCACGGTCATGTCTATGGCTCCTTTTTAGACACTCCAGGCACCCGTCCCAGTGGGCACCGAAAACTCTCTGCTGTCAGGCCAGCCTGGCCGTCACTGTCACGTCGCCGGCGGAGATGCCGACAGCGCTGTTGTTTTTGGTCAGCACCAGGGTCAAAGCGTCCCCTGGATCCAAGATGCGATTCGCAAGCGTCGAGGACAAGTTCATATTCGTCGGCGTGC